CCCGCCGCAGCTAAAGGTTATCAACCAGCAGACGTAATTCCGCCGTTCGCAGCAGAAATCGTTTGACAGAACCATCTGGTTCCATCGCACTCAAAGTACATTCGGTCATTAAGAACTGCTGTACCGCTGGCAAAAGTTACATTGTCTGCCGCATCTACAGCGGTCGGACTCGCATCAATATGGATGCCGTAAATCTTGTCTTCGTCACCGGAAGCAGCAGCAACGACGGTATTGTGCGAAGCGGCTGTAGATAGATTAAACGTAACATTCCATCCGGCTGAAATTGAAGAGATTGCAGGCAACGTAATTGTGTACGCCGCCTGAGTTACGTTGAACGTAGTACCATCGTCGCCAGCGGTAAGAGCTTTGGTGGCAGCAATGGCTGTTGGACTGTAAGTTGGACCGCCGATTTGTCTAGCGATCTGTCGTGTCTGAAATGGACTAGGCATTTTGTTTTCTCCTGCCTGTAGGTAAAGTTCGCGTAGACCCACTCGCTACGCTTAAGAATGCCACCCGCTCCCCCGAAGGGGAGGGGTGACGCTACACGTTAGGATCACGTTGCGTGATTACCCCAACCAAACCCGTTCCAAAGAACCTCAGAAAGGGTGTCATCAGCGAGGTCTTCAAGACCAATCGCGTACATGCCTTGCTTGTCACCAGCAACGCCATGAATTTTGTAATCAGCGCCAACGGTGAGACACACGTTCTCACCAGAACCGCCGCTTACATCAACGGTTCCTCCGCCCATAACCTTGACACGGCCATAGACTCGGACCATTCCTTCTGCACCGTCAGCAATGTCTTCAAGAAGAACGACATTGATATTGGTTCCAATCATTGAACCTTCTACCGGTGTATCAAGGCTTGCAAGCCCTGATGTTTTGCTGCCAACATTATTGTTGTCGGCTGCGGTAGCCAAAATAACATCCAAGGCAGCGATATTGCCGGTAACAAGCGCAGCGCCAGTGCGATTTGTCACCTTAATATCATGCTCTGGAATCTGGAGGCCATAGGGCGCTCCAATAGGTACTCCAAATGACATCGTATTTCCTCCGTCAAAGAGTGTTAAAAATTAGGCCCAACTTATCAAGCAGTTGGACGGACGATGCCCTGCCGCTTACGCGAGTTGCAGAACAGGTTCCACCAGCAATCGACGGGCTGGACGCTCGTGAATGGCTGGTTGGGGTGACGCATAGGAGCATGCTTCTCGAAGTAACGCCGACTGTGGAAGATCGGAGTCATGTAGTTAGCATTGATCCAGTAGTAACGAGCGCCTGTGTATTCACTGCCGCTGTCTTCTGTACCAAAGCTGGAGTGTGAAGCATAGTTATTGCTGTAAACAGCCGCAGTATCAAGCTCGGCAACGTAGATAACGTCAATGCCGCTGTACTGTGGGTTGTTATACGCAGGATCCTGTGCTGAGATCAGCGAGTCATTGCTGGCCCGCAAAGCACGCTTGTACTGATTAACACCAGCACGACTGGCGAAAATCATCTGACGACTCAGATTGTCATTCTCAAAGTATTCCTGCTTGGTTGCAGGCGGAATGAACTGACACTTCAGGAACATTTCGTCAAAGGCTGCAATCAGCGAATCGCTGCTGCCAGTACCGCCGCCGATGATTCCGTCTGGGTCGTTTGCGTCGTAAGTGGAGACTTGGTTGTAGTAATTGCTACCAGTCGCAGCAACACCAAGACCCTGAAGGTCTGTGCCAGAGAATCCCTGCGGAAGCGCTCCGTCTTGCTCCTGAAGGAAAGTTGGAATGGAGTACGGAAGCTTGCCCGTATTGGTTTCCATGCCAGCTTCGTTTGGAGCCTTCCAAAGGTCAGTCTCCATACCATTCAAGATGGATGTCCAAAGCCGCATCTCTTTGATGCGCTTCAGCTTCTTGTAGACCACCTTCTGAGCATCGCGTGAGAGTCCCTCACCGACGTTCAGTTCCACTTCCTGATCGGTCCATGACATGTGATCGACGGAGAACTTCCAGTCAATCTCAAGCGTGTCCACGACCTGCGGGTTCGTCCAGCTAAACGTGTCGTTCGGCTGATAGTGGGCATAGGTTGATGACTCGTCCATGAGGACTACGTCGTTAATAGTTTTGCCGCCCTGAATGACCTTGTCCATTCCACGACCCTTGAGGAATCGGGAGAGAACGTAGGTATTCTTTACGGCCTCGTTAATGACATCTTCAGCAGAGGTCAGGTAACGAGGGCCAGTGGCAGCCATGAAATCGTTAAAATTGGCAAGGGCAGTACCCATGACTCAATTCCTTTCACGGTTCTTTACAGTGAATAAGCGTCAATGGCCCCATCCAATCCGCCACCGTTCAAGATTGCGTCCAGAGCAGCATCCTCCCGGCCTTCATGGTCGAGAGACTTCTTGCCTGTCTTTGTCTTGGTTGTGACGGTAGGTTGACCCAAAGATTTAGCCTTGTTTACAGGCGTATCGTCTTTAGGCGGGGCAGTTTCCGCGTAAACAATGCGTGCGGCATCAGTCATAAGGTTCTGAATACTTTGATAATCACCGCTCTTATGGAGGGTTCTCATCTTCTCAACAACCTGACCGTATGCCTCCTCGGTATCTAGCTGAGGGAAACGCTCCTTCAGCGATGTTCTCGCAACGTCCATCTCCTTAGATTCGGCATAACCCGTCAATCTTTGGATTTGCTGGTACGCACCCGCGAGAGCTTGTGTCAGCGACTGAATAGGGGACATGATTGCCTGAGCGGCCTCTTGGCCGAAGATCTCAGAAATGTCCGTCATACTCTTTTCCATAGACTTACTGACTACAGACGATGGGTTGGACTCAGACACGTTTTCAAGCGAGGGTTCCTCCACAGGATTGTCGGTGTTTGTCGGCTGAGGCTCTCCAGACTGAATACCCTCAAGCTGCTCTTTCAGCTTGGAATATTCATCGCCGAAGCGGTCGCCATCTCTTTGCACCTTTTCCCGTTTCAGTCCCCACTTCGTAAAATCGTCTGGGTTCTGTTCGTACATGTAGTCCAGCACTTCTCTTGGAGTGCCGTCACGTTGTAGCGCGGCCATTGCACGGTGATAGTCTTCGCCGGGTTCGCTGGTTGTTTCAGCGTCCGCTTGGACTTCCTCTGTAGTAGCCGCAACCTCGGGTTCAGGTACAGCCGTACCTGCATCCTCGGCCTCTGCGACACTAACTTCAGGCTCGTCGCTTCCCATGATACTTTCCAATACAGCGTCGTCATCCGCGTCATTACTTGCAGTAATGCCTTCGGAAATCGGGTTCACCGTGGATTGTTCAACGGGGTTAGCGTCTTGCTGGATGTCAGTGATTTCTTCGCTCATAATTATTCCTTGACCATGTCATGCTGCGCTGCGACGTTTCTTTCGTGCTGCTGGCTTTTAATGATCGGTCTACCCTGCTTGTCGTAACTGTCTACCCCCTTCAGGTTTCGGGGCAACGCCCGACTAACGTAGGGGTATTGGTGTGTCTTTCTAGCAATACCGGAAGTGTCTAAGACAAAAGACGGCAATCGGGTGCAAGTGACACCATCAATGTCAACCTTGTCACCAATGCTGGGAACATCGTCAGAAGAGAAGAAAGATTCAACCCTTTGCCCTTCTTTGGTTTCAAACAGGTATACCGGCATCTTCTTGTCCTTGTGCCTGCGACATGGCCGCCTGCGCTTGCGCCTGCTTCAACATCTGCTCTGATTGCTGTTGCTCCTGCTGTTGCTGGAGCATCTGCTTTAGCTGTTCTTCGTTAATCAAATTCCCCAGTTCTGGGATGTTCATTGAGTCGCCAAGCTTTCCAAGCAAGCTTGACCAATCAACATACGGGGTTGCAGCCATCATTTGAGCAGACTGCGTAATGACCTGATACGCTTCCAAAGCTCGCCTCTGGAGCAGAGCTTCGTTGGCCCTCTCCATTGAGTAGGTGTCAATCTCAAGCTCAACATCAGAGTACATAGCGCCAGTAATCTGCTCAGGGATTCCGCCGACAAAGTACGGTTCTCCCATGCCCAAGGCTCTAGCTGCATCCATGCCGAGAGGGAACACCACTCGGGAATCGTGGTACATGTACCAAGCTGCATTGTCTACAGTTCGTCGAACAGCTTCTTGAAACTGACGACGAATGTAAGCAAATCGCAAGCTTCCTGATGACTCTGCAACCTGAACCTCAGTAGCAGTAGCATCGCCTGTGACTACGCCACGCTGTGCATCGTGCATGCCGCTATTACGATCCAGACGGTCACGAGCCATTGAGATGTAGTCAATCTGCTGCCTAGTAATGCCGCCGAACTCAGCAGGGACAATCGAGTCTCCAGACAAGCCTTCGACAGGAACAACATAACTGTCAGGTTGGCTCTTGATGTCTTGGAGGAGTTTCTTGTTACGAGCGTCAACAAAGACAAGCCTCTTGTACCTCGCTGCCGATGCGGATGCAGACTGAACATGGGCGTTCAAGTCATCCATTTGGCTGAGAGTTGCGACGATTGGCGAAAGCGGATAAGGACGGTCAGGGACGGTGTAGACACCGTAAACGCAATACGGGCCATACTTTGGGCCGTAGAAGTTTCGAGGTTCCCTGATAAAGTCAGACTTGCGCTTACCGTTCTCGTCTGGAGCAGAGACTCCAATGGTGTATATGGTCCCGTTGAATTGAGGGTCTTCGTCGTCAAAGTTTGGCATACTGATTTCAGGAACCCAAACTTCGTAACCAACGATTTCATGCCTGTCAGGGTAATCTTCGGTGTGACGACCTACATCATCAATGCCTGTGTTTTCAGACAAGGATTCAATGACTTCAGAGTTCCAAGTATCATCGTCCTTGGCTTCTTCCAGAAGATCCTGCTTGTCCCTAACCCACTTGTGACCAGCAAATCTAGCTTCTGTTATGTCACCTGCAATAGGATCCATAAAGAACCTGTTGGGAGCAATTCGGTAACACATTGGCCAATGGGGAGCGTTTACATCACCCGGCGAGTGGCCCGGCTGCGGGGCTTCACTTGTAATGATTACGCCGTAGGACATAAGCATGTCATAAGCAACCCGCTCAAGAGTATCCCTGACTCGCGTATCCCTAATCCACCTGTTAATACCGTGCTCTAAAGCTTCGGCTACACCCTTCTGGCTAACAGGACGACGAGTTGAAACATGAACACGCGGATTGTCGTAAATAAGCTTCGGGACTGTAAGACTGATGTACTCGTAAACGTGGTTCTCGGGGACAGAGATCCCGTGACCCTCTTGGTACGCCTCCCCAGTGAACCGATCAACGATTTCACTGTACGACTCCAAGTAAGAGTCGCGGAGAGTCTCCGCAGCCTCAATTTCAAGGTACAAGTTTTTAGGTGTTACATCTAACATTGATTACCTAGAACGGGAAAAATCCCGGCAACATGTTGGGGCTTGGAGGTATGAGTGGAGGTGATGGATATGAGTAGGGTTTTGGACCCATAATCGGCTTCCATTGATGCCCATCCCATTCATACCAGTTTCCATCCGAATCCTGTTTTTGCGGATTTGTTGGAGCTTCCCCCGGAGCGCCCGGAGTAAGTGAGGGAACCCCTGAAGGCGGATCCCAATCTTGGGGATCGCCGGGAGTTGGGAAGTGAGGAAATCCTGACGGGTGTGAATGAGGATCTGCTGCGGGAGGCTTTCTCGGCCCGTGTGGGCCAAATGGGTAATCTGGGTTTGGCGTCCCATCAGGCATATAAGGGTCATTTGGTCCCATTGGGTGAACGCGAATTGGGTTCTCAGGCAAAAGCATTGGCGGATGCCATCCGTCAGGAAGACTGCTACGGTTGCCACCCATCGGGGTTCGGCCTGACATACCCTGTCCGCCAACACCCATGCCGCCGAACATTGGCTGCTGCGTGTTGCCGTAGGGCATTGATTCTCTGGGAGCGCCAAGAGCGCCGGGGCCACTCACTTGAATAGAGTTAGGAGCGCCGCCAGCACCCTGATTTACCCTGTTTCGTTCTTGTTCCGCTTCGGCCATGCCCTGCATGGTGTACGGGAATTTCTTGCCGCCTACGTTTGGCATATCAAAAATCCTCTAAATAGTCTGCAATGTCAAACTCATCGTCATCATCTTCAACATCCACCATTGCGACTGAAACGTCTGGACAGTGCTTGTCTACGATTTCCATAGCAATGCGAAGCAGGGATGCTGGGTCGGCAGCAAGTATTACTGCCCAAGGTTCTTCGGCTTTCTTTGACTGAAGGTAAGCCATTGCAGTCGATTCTGGGTCTTCCTTCTGAAAGTATTCAAGAGCCAGCTCCAACATCCCCGGAACATTGCTCTCTTGGTCTACATCACCAGATGTGATGAGATAGTCCGTGTTGTCTTCTCGGTCAAAGGACATCCATTCTCTTTCTGGGGCTTCTCCGTACATGTCAGCTCTCCATGACCTCTGCGTGGTTGAGAATTTCGCCCATAGATCCCGCCGCATAACCACTGCTTTCCTCAAGGAATCGGGGCGCTTCCTGTCGCATATAAACCACACCCGCATAGGCAATAACCCTATCTCCATGAGACTCCCTTGCTCCAGTCGTCTCATCTTGCATGTGTCCCGGCCCAATACTTCCGTCTGAGAAGTAAACATACTCCAACAACTCTGCAATCCCTTGCTTTGACGGAATCTTTACTTCCCCTCTAATCAACGACCTGCTCAATCCTGAAAGCAAGACTCTCTTGCCCTTCCTGTCAGACCGCCATCCGTAATCCCGCGTCTTTCGGTCGCTTTTCTTGCCCAACTGCCTTCTGAAGTAGACGTTGGTGTAGTCTTCCGCCCTCACATCTTCGTACCAAGCCTCACCGGGGCCGTTTGACTCCCATCCGAGGAACGCTCCGTCCGTTCCCCCTCGGAATACTGTTGACCCTGCCATACACGCCTCTCGGGCTAGTTCGTGCGGCCCAGTGTGCGGGTCTACAAATTCGGCCACAATCTCTCCTGAGTCTCTCTCGATAACCGCTATCGCGGAGTTGCTGCTGCCCTTCCCTGATGAAATGTCCGCAAACATCGCGTAATTGCAAGACTGTGTCGGCAAGCCATCGGTCAATTCCGACCACACAAACCACCTTCCGCCCTGAGTTTCTTTGAATACTCCGTCAATCACTTCCATTCGGACTGGATCTTTGCCGTAAGTGTTCAGGTGCTGGGTGACGACTGCTGAGTTAAAGAACAGGTCGCCAGATGTGGTGTGGTCAATCAGGATGTTTTGTCCAACGTCAGCCGGATCAGCACGCCTTTTGACCTGCTCTGAAAACCACGGAGTCCACCAGAACCCACGGCCAGAGATGCTTGTCATTTCACCATCTTCATCAATCCTCCATTCACGACCAGCGCCTTTCAAAGGATGGTCCCAGTAGCCAAGGGTGATAACCTTTGGCGATTCGTGCATGATGCCCAAGTTCCTCTGTCTGGTGAACTCTGTTCCCGGCCCAAGGGGGGTTGAGTTACCAATTCGGCATGCAGTCGTATCTGCTGCGGACCTCCATGCATCGGTGGAGTGATCCATTGCCGCCATTTCGTCAAAGAGTATGAAAGTTCTACGTCCGCCACGACCAACGTGAGCGGTAGTAGCCTGACCAGACACTGTAGACCCAGTTACGGGGTTTACTAGCTGTAGATGCCGCCTGTAGCGGCCTCCTACTTGGAAATCATCCCTCTTTGCCGGAATCATCCAGTCGGGCAGGTTGGCAATCATGTAGTCGATCTTCCACATGAGGCTGTCAGGGTCGCCTCTACGGTCAACTAGGTCTTCTACACGGCTAACTAGCAGTATTTGGGAGTCTGGTCGGAACAACCAGTACCAAGTAGCCAAGGCTACACACAGCCAGCTCGCACCCATATCTCTTGACTTGTCAATGATCGCGTCTTTTCCGTCATCTACGCACGCAACAAGCGTTTCAATCGCAGAATCTTGCACAGGCCACGTTATGAACGGGACATGTTGGCTTTCTGCGGGTATCTCTCGCCCCGTCTCGTCGACGGACTTGACGTTGTAGGTCCACCCAAAGAAATTGAGCCAGAAGATCGGGCTGTTCGTGCAGGTCTCCCAGATCTTGTTTCTTTCCTCATCTTTGCTTTCCGTTGCCTCAAGAATCCACTGCCTCGACTCGCTGTTCGCCTTCTGATCCTTCGGAATCGGCCACCCCGTCATCGGGCAATTCACAAATGGTGGTGTCTCCAATGGATGAAGTTGAGGTGAATCGTTGTTGGAGATCACGCAGCCGCTCCAGAAGTTGGTCAGTTGTCTTCTTCGATGTCATTTCAATAGGACCGCCAGCAGGCCCAGAGAATTCATGACGGTTTGTACCAAACATTTCCGGAAAATAGCCCTTCGACAGGTGGATCAACATGGAAACATTCTGTTCCTGAATAGCCACAGACCGACAGGTCTCAAGGATCTCGTCGGCAGCACGCACGCGGGCCTCACGGAACGCCTGCTGGTACTTGTCGCACGACTTGATCCAGCGGTAATGCTGCCTCTCGGACGTACCAGAAGCTCTTGCCGCTCCTGAAATGGTCCCAATTACAGCTAACGCCTCAAGGAACTTCCTTTGGCGAATGGAAATGTCATGTTCTTCGGAAATTAGGCTCATCAATACTTCTTCTTTGATTTACCGCGCGCGGCTGACACGCCTTTGCCGCCAGCACCACGCTTTCTTGCAGCACTTCTGCTGGCTCTTTTCACTCTTGATCCTGTTATAGAGCCTCTGTGCCTTGACGAAATACTTGCTCCACCACCACCACTACCTCTAGGCATAACTTACCTCACATCTTTTCGTAATAAACTTTGACTGTTCGTGTGGCTGTAGGGGCTGTCCCTGAAATGCTAAACTTAAGCGGTCCGCGACAAAACACCCCAGACCCGTTACTAATGTCTGTAGGGCTCAAATCAATTTGATCAACTGTTCCAGAAAACAACTGCATGTTGTTTGCAGTGTCTTCAAGAACCATAGTGAATGAATTACTAATTCCACTGGTGTTAGTAACCTCTATTTGTTTTATATGGCCAACTACATTATTAGTAGTTGTTGCATCGCCACCACCGCTAGTAATGTTAAACGTTGCTACACACAAATCCCCGTCGCGTTCAGTATTTGTTACTGTTACTGCCATGTCACATCTTGATGTAGTACACGCATACCGTGTAAGCGTTTGAGCCGTCTTTGTTACTGTTGCATTTGCACTGAAGCGGTCCACGGCAGTACGCACCGCCACCAGCATTCACGTTGTCCGGAGTCACATCCGTACTCATGGTGTTGGTCTTTGTATACAACGTCATGGAGTTAGATGTGTCCGTAAGAGTCAGCGTCCAATTATCGTTGCTGCTGCCAGCCAAGGCTACCTGAACGATCTGGCCGATTACGTTCTTGGTCGTCACGCCTGTAACGTCACCAGAACCGTCGCCTACGACGTTGAACACCACGCGGGACAGAACCCCGTCATAGTCGTGGTTAGTTACGGTAATTGCCATTACTTACACCCACCCTTGCACTTGCCCCACGGCATCTTCGCGTTAAGCCAACAGAAAAAGCCCGTGCATTGCAGAGCAGCACCAGCTACGAACCCGCCAACGGCGGCCAGACAAAGCATAGAAATCATCACCCAGTTACCTCTTTTTCGGGGTCAAACTTACGGTCAGCTACATGGGCAAGGACCTTCTTCACCGCTGAGGGTGTCAAATCCTGCTCACGGACGTACCGCTCAATATAAGCCCCGCGTGCCATCAATCGCTTCTTCAGCACCCACTGTTGCCAAAGAATTCCACCCAAATACGCGACCCCCATCAGGCCAGCCGCTCCAAGCAGCCACGCCGAAGGGACCACCAGATGATTCAACACCTCCAAAGCCCAAATGTTGGCCGTAGCCAATAATGCCCCCAAGAACATCAAAGCTACCCCACCAGCACGGCTCCCAAAGAACCACATCGCAATGCCCGCCAATATCGCCGCACACGCCCCTACCGCTACAGGCCACACCAATCCAGAATTGGTAGCAGCGTTAGCCAAGCTTCCCACTGTCTCAGGGCCGGGCATGCCCGAAGGAGGGTTGGGGCGGGTAGCCGCGCAGCCCGAGACAGCGAGGGGGAGGGTAATGATGTACCTACATACGTTCATCGAAGGTTCCAAAGGGGGACCCACTAGGAGTCCCTTACTTCCTCTTCCGTGACAAGTTCTTCTTGGCCGTAACCTTGCGCAAATTGGACTTGCCATTTCCGCCGCCCTTAGAAAGCGGCTTCTTGTGGTCAACGTGCATCCCGTCTCCTTTACGTAACCCAAGGCTACGCCTAGCTTTATTGCGCTTGTTGCGGTTGTCCTTCTGCTTTCGAGTACCGTGGTATGTGGCGTACTCGCGTTTGTAGTTGCGTTTCTTAGCCATGTGAATTTTGCCGCGTGCTACTTCTGCGATGCAATGCGTCGGAGAGGCTCATTGGGGGGTCTCCCCCGGGGTGCGAAGGGGTGGGGGTGCGTGCGTCTACCTGCCCACGCATAGCGCCCGTCTCAAGCCGTTCCACGGCTCGCTCCACCTGCTCTACTCTTTCAGCCATAAGTGTCTGTCGTATCAAGACTTCCGTTAGCAGCCTGTCATGTCTCAGGTATTGAGTAGTGATCGACCCAAGTACCACGACAGCTAGCGTAGCTAGTCCCGCCCAGTCTCTCCCCGACAGACGTACCGTCTGGCCTGATTCTTTGGTCATTCTTTGGTCCCTCAATACCGCTTTTTGACCCCTTCGGGGCCTATGTCTAACGTGCCTGACGGCCGCTCACGGGCCTGTCTGCGGCGTTCTGCCCTGTCCATTCGCCAGACTCGCCTTAAGGCGTTATCTCCGCTGAGATGAGCCACCCATGCCTCCTGTGCCAGATCCTCCGCTCGGTCGCCCGCTCGCACGAGAACCGCGTTGATTGCATGCGTAGTTCTCGCGTCCATGGGCGGGAGGTTAGCCATCACTATTGTCGGACAATCTTTGATTGTACCTGCGCAGGCTGTCCATTGCCTCACGTACTCCTTCGGAGTCTGCCTGTGCATGTCGCCCACGCCTGCTGTCTGCCAGCACTGGTAAGCCTTTGGCTTCTGCCCAGCGTAGCACTCGACCCACTGCGTGTTCGCTGACGTTGCATTCCCTCGCGATTTGCGCCTGCGTGAGCTGTTCACCTTGTTCCAAAGCTTGAAAGTATGCCCTCAGCACTTCCATCCTCACGTGCGCCCTACGCCTCGTCTCATGCATGCGACCCTCAATTCCCCAACAAAATAACTTTATTTACCCCTACGGGGTAGGGCTGACATTACCAGACAATCATCGAACCGTTGGGTTGTGCCGGTCGATATAGCTGGTAGGATTTGACCAGCCCAGCCAATGTGCTTGGCATCGCCTTGAACCGACTGAAGTAGCGAAATCGTCTGAGCCTACACGGCGAGACATGCACCTTGCAGGATGTGTGTCACGACTAGCGAACGAAAGTCACGAGCTGCACCGTTGAGCGGATAGATCGCTATCCAAGGAACGGTTCCCCGTAGGGGGCAGAAGATTAGCTCGTGGCAGGATCGGTGAGCTTGTAGCTCTGTCTGCGTACTCCAAAGGTGCGTAGATCAAGGCCCACTACACGACCCATTACGACTGCAAGCCTGCCTTCGGCAGTTAGCATCAGCGACGATCCCGTCAGCCTGAAGACGAGCACAAATGACCCCCGAAGGGGTCTAGCTCGGGGATGGCTTTCCGCATCGTTGCCCGTGCCAGCCGAAGGTGGTTATTGCAGCCCTAAAGGGCTTATCACAGTCAGTCGTCTGAAGACGAGGCACTACACAGGGAGGTCCGAATGACGCTCCTATGACAACACGAAGCCCCCGAAGGGGCCGTGACCGGGGATGACGACTGGCTGTGAGTTGCGAAAGAATGACGCTTAGCCCTAAAGGGCTAAAGGAGAATGAATATGCACGAATTGACGCAAATGCCTGAGCTGTTTCCAGCTATCGGTGAGCACATGATCGCTATGTCTGGCGAGGATCGCTATGGGATGGCATACCTTGAGGTGACCGATTCCGAAGGAAAGAATGACGGCTGGGTGAGGGTCCAGAGGGACCTGCAATCAAGTGCCCCCCGTGACAAGCGAGGCAATGCGATTCCCGTTGACAGCTGGACATGCTGGCGAGTGGTCAGATGCGACCATGAAAAGCAGGTACTGCTTGGATCACGATGCACTTGCGTCAACGCTGATGAGCTTGGACGTTCCGTCATGGAATACGGCAGCACTTCACTCTTTGAGTGGAAGCATGACCTCGGCTTGGATTTGCCCAAAGAATGACTAACACAGCCCTAAAGGGCTGAAGGAGAATGATTATGGCTGACGTACGATTCACCCCCAATTACGAGGCACTCATGGGTTCAATCCACACGTTGGAACGAGTGCAGATTGCACTCTCGAACCCGGACAGCGGATGCTATCGGGACATGGTGGCAGCATCCGAAGACAAGGGTATTACCCTTGGCGAGCTTCTGGCTGAGGAAATTAGCAGAGCTAGGCTCAGCATCGCTGGCAGGATCCCATGCTGGTATTGCGAGGAACCCAGTGCAGAATGCACTTGCTGAAAGAATGACTGACACAGCCCTAAAGGGCTGAAGGAGAATGACTTATGACTGCTAGCAGTATCGTCCAGACGTTTAACAGCCTCAAGCCTAACCAGAGGGTTAGGATCACATCGAAAGGCCCGATGGAAAGCATGAAACATGCGACCCTTCGGGTCGGAAGGCGATCATACAGCAAGAAGTATGGCGTTGAGAAGCTGCCGCTAATCAACCCCCGTAACCCCAATGGGGTTCGATACTTCCTTTACAAGCGAGGCGAGGATGTGACCCTTGCCCACGGCGATATGGCGGCATGTCTTGTAGACATCCAACCCGAATGAACAGCCCTAAAGGGCAGGAGAATATGACTATGAAAAAGACGAAGTCTTTGAACGTAACGATGCAGGATCTTCACGAGGCATTGAGGGCAAACCACATTCCAGACACCGATGGTGTCCATGCCCAAGATGCCGATGTCTGCACTGCGGAATACTACCGCAAACGTCGCCCAGCTAGCCAGATCAACAATCTGGCTCGTAAGGCGGAACGTCGGGCTGCATTGATGGGCGGATTCGATCTGCACTCTGTCGTGGCCTTCAATCGACATGGCACCATAGGTGGACCCCACTCACGAGGAGCATCCACATACATCACATGCTGTGAGGCGGCTGGGGTCAAGCCTATCTGGATGGGTAGCGAGGAGCCTGTCGTGACTAAGGTAACGCCGAAGGCGAGTGAGAAGCCAGAGCCAAAGTTCAACAGCCAGCTTGCAGCCTTCAAGGCCATGAAGGAAGCCTTCACTACGGAGGCCAAAGTTTCAGACGATCAGCTTAAGCTGATTATGGAAGAGGCAAAGCGGGCTGGCCGCGAAGCGGCCACTACCAGCTACGAGATCCATCTCCCGGAACGGGACAAGCCAGCAAAGATTGACAATTGCCATGAGGCAACTGATGAGCTGGTGAAGTGCCTGTATGCCCATCAGAGAGCACTGCTCCACGGCCCTGCTGGAACAGGCAAGAGCACCATGTTCTACAAGGCCGCTGAAGCTTTCGGCTATGCCGATGCTGACATCTACCTGATCTCATGCACAGCAGAGACAAGTCAGTATGACTTGCTGGGTGCTCGGGATGCTGGCGGAACGTACCATCCCGGCCCGGTACTTCGAGCATTCGAGAATGGTGGCATCATCCTGCTGGATGAGTTCGATGCCCTCGACCCATCAACTGGCGTTGTCCTCAACGCTGTGCTCGATGGCGGTGGCAAGTGCAGTGTCCCACTGCGGAGCGATCAGCCTGTCGCAAAGCGACATGAGAAGTTCATGCCAGTCATCGCCATGAATACGCTGGGCGGTGTGACCCATGAATACACTGGCCGAGGGGGCAAGCAGGATGCTGCGACCATGTCAAGGTTCCCTTGGCTGACTCGTATCCATGTTGACTATGACCGAAAGATTGAACGTGCCATCCTTAAGGATGCTCCCACGGTGGCTCAATACTTCTGGGATCTTCGGGACAAAGGGCGCAAGCTTGACTGGGATCAGGATTACATCCCGACTACCCGTGACTTCGCTTCAGCTGCTGCTGCCTATGCCAACGGTTGCGATGCACACGAAATTATCAGCCGCCATACAGCAGGCTGGCCATCAGAGATGAAGGCCCGAGCCTGATCTAATCACGACCCCCGACCAGCCCCCTACGGGGGGCGACATCGGCGGCCTTGACTAGGCCTTAACGCAGAAGGAGAACCTGCATGACTACCACAGTGAAGAAGCTTGATCCTTTGGATGTTTGCGAGGGGAGCTATGGCTCAATCCCAATCAAGCATGACAAGGACAGGGACGTACATGCTGAAGAACACCGCCTTGATTCAGGCACAGTGTTGAAGCTTGCCAAGTTCCCTAGCCTGACTGACTTCGTCAACCAGACTGATCGCATGACTAATGGCAATCTGGCCAAGACGAGCCCTTGGGCGATGGGCAGTAGGCACATGACCCTCAGTAAGACGCGATCCAATCTCCTGCAAGGCTGTGCTCCCAACGACAAAGTCGTTGACGCATACAAAGAACGGCGGAAGCAGCTCGATGCTGTCCTTTCACAAGTGAAAGAATCCCGCATGATCCGATCAGCCAGACGCAAACGTGTCAAAGGCTGGGCTGGCGGCAATGTCAATGTGCAGCGTTATCTGAACAGTGTTCAGAACCACTCGCCTGCCCCATGCTTTGACCTGATGACGAAGCGACACCAGACCCCCATCATCAAGCTTGGCATCAATCACGTACTTTCATGTGGCAATAGCCAAGAGGACTTTGGCCGTCTGGTGGCTTCAGCCACCGCAGTAGCAGAGCTGCTGACCGTCAAAGGATACGGGGTGCAGGTGGATGCCGTAGGCATTACCCACTCAAGTCCGGGGGGGAAGGAGCAGCAGGCCTTGATCTATCCGATCAAGCGAGCTGACGAACCGGTGAACCCCGGCAAGTTCCTTTCACTATCACACACCGGGCTGACTCGGAACTACTGGTTCCGAGCAAGAGCATCATTCTTTGGACGCCTTCACGGCGAGGGCAACTGCCGGGATACGCCAGAGGATG